ACTCTATCCGCTCAAGTTTCATCGTTATTTTGATTTCGTTGTCGTCGCCGCGTTTGGCGGTGCCCGGGTCAAGTTCGGTGAGTTTGCCGGTCGCGACGATCTCGGCGGCGGCCACCTCGCAGTTGTCGTCGCGCTGGTACGCGCCAGCAAAGCGCAGGCGAGTTGAGCCGCACTCGCGGAATGTTTTCAGTATTGACTCTTGCAGGCCGCCAGCAGTGAACGTGAGCTCCATGGCCTCATAGCCAAGAACGACAGGCGAGGGCGCGAGCATTCCCGCGCCCTGATAGTCTTCCGTTTGTTTGGTGAGCTTGGGCAGCTCGATCTCGGCGGCTTTTCCTGCCCATGTGTCGCCGTCGATAAAGATGTTGAAGTTTTTCAACTTGGCGGGCATTTGCATTGTTGTGCTCCTTAGGCCGCAGCAAGCGACGCTGAAAATTCCATCCAATAATGATCAGTAATGCGCTGACGCAACGTGAGGTCTTCGAGCGGCGGGACGGGCGTGTAGTCGTAATCGATCCGCAATGTGCCGTTCTTGAGAGTATCCGTAGTGTTGTTTTCCGGGTCGAACCAACACGACGCGCCAATCAAATAATTGTTGCGGACCAGGTCGCGCAGTTTGGCATTGATGCCGTCGATAATGTCGCGAGGTAGTTGCGGCGTTAGCGGCAAATCGACCGCCCACAAATGCTCCTCAGCCATGGTGTCGGCGAGGATATGCGCGGTGCGGGTGTAGCTCTCGAAAGCGAACAGCGGGTCTGAGCTGCACGTGCGCGAACCCCAAAAACGAAAGCCGTCCTCGTTGATAAGCGTGGTGATCTCGTGCTCGTTAAGATAACCGGCGTCGGTATTCATCGATTGCAGCATCCACGACACGTCTTTGGATACGCCGGTGACGCCTTGCACCGGGACGTTTGACAACGTCTTGTGCCAGCCGTAAGTGGCGTCCAAGTGGGCACGTAAGCCCATCGCTGTCGCGACGCTGCTGATTTCGTCGTTGCTGCTTGTCACTGTGTTCCAAGACAAAAAGTCGGGCCACAGCAGCATCAACTCTCGATCAGCGAAGTTGTTGCGATAAGTGACCGCTTCTTCTTTGGTCTCGCCTTGCGCTCGCGCGTACACAAAAGCCCGAAATTGTTTTGCTTTGGAGACCAATTCAGTAGTGACCGCCTGGGTATCAAGACCAGGAGCGCCGATAATTCGCGGCTGCACGCCCAATTGCTGTTTGGCAGCGAACAGCGCCTGGATGCCGGAAGCCTGGCCACTGGCGTCGTAGCCGCCGATCACGTTGGTGTTGGTTTCCGCTTCGTCCGCGCCTTCGGCGACGCGCACGGCGACGATCACGGGCCGTGCCTGGTTAAACATCGCCTCCAGCGAGCGCGCGAGCGTGCCGCTGGTGCCTGCCTTGCCAACCATGCCGTCGTCTCCGGCGATCAGGACGGCTTGATTGAGCGGGAACGCGGTTGCGTCTGCATCGTCGGCGGTAAAGACACCGCCGATAACGGCGGTGTTAATGGTGCGGATCGGGCGCGCGCCCTCGTTGAGTTCGACGATGCGTACGCCGTGGTGGTAAGACTCGCTCATTGATCATGCCTCCGGTTGGATTCTTCGCACATTATGGAAATACACTCGTGCCGATGCCAGCGTTGTTTTTTTGTTTAACTTGCTGGCAAAAAATCAATAGTCAATATCGCTGCCAGCGACAGTCCCCATACCGACAACGAAGAACGCAAACGGTTAAATATCGCGCCCTGCGTGCTTGAGGCTGAACAATTTACTCGCTGCCGTCGACGCACCGACGGTGCCCAGATACACAGCCCAGATCGTCCAGTCCGCGGTCTCATCCCAGTTAGCGCGGACAAAAGCAATGGTGCCGACAAGATACGCCACATGCGCCCACAGTTTAGTGTGCGAAAGGGTCACGCCGTTGGCGTCAAGGACCAGTTCGCGCCAACTCATACCGGATACCGACTTCTTGGCAACTGCCAGTGCGGGCCATCCCTAAAAGACCGCCAATCGCCACCCCATTGCACTGATATGCCCATCTCGCGGGCTGCCGCTTTAACGGCGTCAGCAATCTTGTAATACAGCGGCCAATCCCAACGCACACCGCCATCAACATAAGCACCCAGGTCAACAGCGTGACCAGTCAGGTGTCGGCTGTTGAGTGTCTTAGATGCGCCTGCGTCAAATAACTTGCGCTGACGCTTGGCGGAGCGAACGCCCTCCAAAACCGTAAAATCAACCTCGCTCGCCTTGATAGCGTATTCCACTACGCGCACGAGGTCAGGGTGCACACCACGCAGCCGCAGCCGCGAGCGCAGACCAAGCCGATAAGAACGCGTGTGCGGACGTTTAATTATCTTGTGCACTCGCGGCGCTCTTTGCCGTTCCAGGTTGGCAATGGATATTGCCTTCTGTCGTGTTCGTGGCGATATTTCAACTCGGCTATTTGCGCCTCAGTGAGGCGCTTCTCTCGTTTGTTGCGCTGGTACCCCCAAACAATAAGACACACAGATAGAGTGCCGCCCAATAAAGCAGCTATCGTATGAATATGCGAGGCCACGAGAGTCATAATTCCAACAAAAACTCCGCCCACGGTTGTTTTGTCATAGCTCATCACGCCAGCACCTCCTCAAGCCGCACGGTCGTGCCAAAACGCTCGCCGACAAAGCCATGATTCGCATTGACATGCGTCGTGCCGTTATAGCTGCGGTGCTGCAATCCCAGGCGCAGGGTGAAATCTTGCGCTTGCTCAGGGTCGTACAAGAATGATTTGCTGTAGGTGGCCACCAGACGAGCGCTATAACCCATTACAGCGTCGTAGCCGCTATGACCAAGCGACACCCACCCGCCGCCGTTGAGATCGACGTAGATTTCCGTATAGAGTCCGCCCCAGTTCGTCGTGTCATTTCGAGCGGGGATATGCAATGTGATCTTGATGCGCGAGCGGGCCCTAAAATGATGCGTTGAAAAAATCTTGCCCCACGCCCACTGATTCACAAACGATCTATTGTCTGTGTCGTACTCTTCGACGAGCAACGGCTTGACGGGCGGCAACACAAGCTGAGCCATCGCACCCATTAGCGCACCTCGCTTATAGTCAGTTCGCCGCCGGTGGCGTCGTAGGCCAGGTCGGCCAGGACGCCGCCTTCCGGGGGCGAGAAGCTGAAGGATTCGCCGGGGCGGATGGTCGCGCCGGCGCACTGGCAGTCGACGCTGCCGCTGTTGGCCACTGCCAACGCGCGCGCGCCAGCGGGGTGCGTACCGGCGCCGGTGTAACGGGTGACGACGGGCGTGTATTGCGGCGCGTCGGCCGGGTCGCCGCCGTGGATCGGGTTGCCGCTCGCGTCTACCAGTACGGCTGCCTTGGCGTATTCGTCGCCAAAGTCGATGATTTTTTCGCGGTCAATCATGAAGGTTCCTCGGTGGTGTTTAACAATGATCCCCTGTCGGATCAAACGGGTCGAGAACGTGATCGCATATCCAGCCCGCCAGCGCGTAGCGCCAGCCGTACTGCGGCTCGCTGTGATATAGCGCCAGGCGAGTACTGAGCAGCCATTGACGCGGCAGATCGACAAAAACCAGCGTGCCGACGACGGCGTTGGCCAGCACGTCTGCGGCGATCAGGACGACGACGACCGGCAGCAGCAAGATGCAATGCAGACCGCCCAGCCGTTTAGCCAGCCAGGCGCGATAAACACCCATCGCAAAGATATACGAGAGGTACCCCGCATAGATCGCGGCGGGGATTGCCCATAGCGGATCGACGAGATTCATATCTGTGCCGTTGTCTAAGACAACCTCGTTATGACTACCCTCGACGAGGGAATGGCGTACCGGTTGTTCGAGTAAAAACGCATCCCGGCACTTTGTGAGCCGCTTTCAAAAACCGAAATGGCCTGGGCATTGTCATAGGTATAAAAATAAAAGGTGCTCCCGGAAAATGCCGCCCGACTGCTATTGGCATAGTTGCCCCCGTTTGCGTTTTTCCCAACGTTGCGGGCCACTGAGTAGTGCGATCCGTGATTTTGGGTGTGGAGCCTGATTTCATAGACGCTATTGGCCAGATCAAGCGGGAGATTGCGGATGTTGCCGCGATCATTCCAGCTACTACTCGCGGGGTCGACGTTGGTGCCCTCCCAGTTGATGCCGCCCAAAGATGGGTTAGGGCCCCATATCACCGATCCCACCGTATATCGACGGTACTGAGAACCGTAGAGAGTGACGATGTCGGCGGTATTTTCCGGAACCTGCGATGTGTTGGTTCCGAAAAAATGGGCTTCCATGTACTGGCCGATGCCCAGCCCTTTCACCGAACCATAAAACTTCTGAACGCTCTGCTGCCCGCCGCTCGGGATCGCACCGAAATGGCCCGATGTGCCCGGCGGTACATACACGCCGCCAGCGTAATATTCGCTGAAGTGGATCGGGTTGCTGCCGCCGAATTCCGACTGGATTTCAGAGAGCGCCAACGAGCCTTGACCCCAGCTTTTAATCGCCATGGTCGTCGTCCAGGCTGATGGCTTGAACAGCTTCCAGCGTGGTGGCGGCCTC